CTCGATCAGTTAGTTCTTCCAATATCTCCTGCAATGAAGCTATTTTTTTGAGCATATCCTTTAGCTCTTCGGCTTCTTCTTCGTTAAATTCCACTGTTAATCTCATTTGTTATAATCGTTCCAGGCAACAGTTTTAAAAATAGCTTTATGATTAACCCATCTTGTAAATCGGTTTTGATAAAGGTCTTCTTTGTCATAGGGCATTACAAATGGTTCACACCCATAATTTCTTAAAACTTCTACCCTGTGCAGGTCTTCTTCAGGGGTGGAGTGATACCCAATCAAAACATAGAATCCCATCTGATACGGCTTGATACCAGCTTCTATGCAAGTTTTTATGCCTTTGTGTATTAACTTCTCATGTCTTGGGTCATCCCAAGCAAAATTAACTCTATTGCTTTTGCCTGATAAAGTTCTAAATTTTACCTTTGCTAACTCAGCCGCTTGTTCTTCTTTTATGTTTCGTATATTTAAACCTTGACTAAAATTTACTTTTAGCTGTAAATCTTGCATTTCTGCTATTCGATCGCGCCAAGCAGGGTTTCCAAAAAAATCGTTATCCAATAAAACGACAAAATCACTTGATCTTTGTGACCATAGTTCTTCCATTGTGTTCACGCCGTAAGGTTTTCCCTCTTTCTCAGGAACAACGCAAAACGAACATTTCAATCGACAACCCCGCATTGTAAAGCCTATATTGTGCGGATATTGATATATTGAATAGTCAGGAATCATGTTTTCTATTTCATCTGGCAAGGTTTTTTTCATATCCCAACCAGTGCCGCCAATGACCATTCTTTCATCACTTAACATTGAATCATCAGAGAAATTAAATATTTTTGACGCATAAATTTTGTCGTAAGTGTCGCGCATCAAGGGCATATAATGTTCCACATGATGACCCTGCTTTTTGTGCCAAGCTGATATTTTCATTAAGGCTAAATTAGGTATTTTGCTATCAACATCAAAAATAGCGATATTCATTCGTTTTGACTCGTTGTTAAATCTAAGTATTCGCCTTTTGCTTCTAGGATCAGACCTTGTTCTGCATAGAATTGTTGCATCCAATCCAGAAAGTAAGTCATTTCCCCCTTATCCCATTTACTGCTTGAAGTAAGTTCTGTCTTGTTCTGCTTAGTCTCAGGATTGATTAAGGTATGAATCAAAAAAGAATGTTTGGTATCACTATAACAGCGTGTCTTAGTATACCTTTTCATACTTTCTAATTCTATATCAGTGCATTTATGCCCAAATGTATGTTCAGCAGCTTCTCTTAGCCATGTGTGCATTAAGGCGTTCTGAGGTAAACCCCTAAGTGAGAAGTCAGTACACTTCATTCCTGCGGAAGAAAAGGCAATCGAACAATGCCCTTTATCCTTCACAATCTTGCGTATAGATTCCATACAATCCTGTATATCCCTTTCAGTTGATACCATCATTGTTGTTGGCATAAAGATTCCTCATAGTTCAGTATCTCTTGACCAATTAAAAAAGCTACTGTCTCAAATCCCCCAGTAGACTCTAAACCGTATGAAAACCCCCCTATGCCACTAAATAGATCAAGCACTTTCATGGAAGTCTTTTTTCGCAACAATCATGTTAGGAAAGTCACGCCAATAAAAACAAACAAAACCAGTGCCATCACGATTTTGTTTATAATTCTTTTGTAGATCAGGATTATTAAAAACAATATTCCTAAATATATTCAAATCTCCTAAAACCCAGTAGACCAAACGGCTTTCATCTTGGCTTGCAAAACTATAGAAGATAAAATCACCCCAACCTGTAGCTATTTTTTCTAACTCTGTGCGATTTTTATTTTTTGTTTTGGCCCGTATTGTAAATTCATGTTTATACCTCAAATCTTCATATTTTCTAGTTCTTACAGAAATTCGTTTGTTGAGGGTAATTAAATCACTACACCTTTTGATGTCGGCTTCAAGATTAGGCACTCTTATCAAGTAAGGGGCTAAAGCCGTTTTGATTTCTGGTATAAACTTATCAGCCCATTGTTTATTTTTATTAAAGGACATCAAATTTATCCTTTTCATTACCAAATTGGTCAAATCCCTCCCTGCTTTCTCTGCTGAAAATATCTATCCGAGGTTCTGGGCTAACCCTTTTTACTAAATCGTAAAATTCTTCAGGCTTACGACTGTGTTCCCGTCTTTTTCCCTCAAAGCATACAGGAAACGCTTTAGTTTCTAAGAAAGGTTGACCCCCACGCCTAGCTAAGATCACAAATTCACAATTATATTGAGGCAATCCTACAGGCTGAAAACCGCCATTTTTATGCCATACGCAAGTTACCAAATAAGTGAACCCCCATTCCTTTAAAATATTGAAGCTATCAGGCAAATATTTTTGCGTAGTCCACAACCACAAATGGCACTCCTCATGGCAAGGTATTTTAAATTTAACAATATCTTCAATACTCATAGTCGGGTAATCAAAATCAACCTGGTTAGGGCTTAAATCACGATCTATTTTTGTCATTTCCCAAGGAGGGTCTATGACTATAGTTCTATAGCTTCCTTCAGGCGGTTTTATTTTAAGTGCTTCTTTACGCGCTTCTTCCCGTTTTTCTTTACTAACAGAAGCTCTTTGTTGCCTAATTTCTTTAGCCTTCTTTAATACCTCTTCTTCCCCCTGCAACACTATGGTTTTTTGTTCTTCTTTTGGTAACTCTGTTAGGTCACTAGCGGCCGAAACAGATACCTGACCTTGCTCAACTGCTTCAATAAGTGACTCGTCACCTGATTTGGCAACTTTTGCGGCGCGTATGACTGATTCTCGCGATACATTTAGCATTTCTGCCGCTTCTGGTTGGCTTACCTGAGAAAAAGATGTGTCAATTGCCACATCTTTTGATCGTCTTTTGCCATGCCCAAGATTGGCGACAGATTGAGCGACCATAGCCCTTTGGCTTTCTGATAGGTGTCTGCGTCTTAGGTTAAGGCTGACCACAAAAGAAAGCGGTTCAGCACCTTGATACTGAACAAAACTAGGCTCGACATTAGCTTGCAAACAGGCGTTATATCGGTTTCTTCCATCAAGTATCTTGCTTTCATAAAGAATAATTGGCTCTTGCAAGCCGTTCCACTGAATATCCTTTACCAATTCGTCAAACTCCACGCCTTGAATTAACGGGAAAATATTAGCTAATTCGTGATATTCAAGCCTTTCTGTCATTTTGTTTTTGCTCCTTTAGCTTTTGGCTTCAGTTGAGGGTCGCTGTGTAGTAATAAATCAGCGTAATACCCACTATCTTTGGGCTTCTCAAAACCCATCAGGTAAGTAATTGCACACAATAAATCCTGCAATGCGTCAAGATGTTCGACTCTTGGCCCGTGGAATATTTCTTGTCCAATATCACTAAGGTAATCATTGAGCATATTGACCTGCCGCAATATCATTTCGGGCCGTCTACGCTGCACAGTGCTTTCAATCAAAAGTTTGTGGATGTTCTCTATATCTGTAGTTTTCATATCTTTCTCCTGGTTTATATAAATTAAAAGGGTATATCGTCATCAAAGTTATCAATTATCGGGCTTTGTTCAGGTTTGGCTTGTTTTTCCACAATCTTATCGTCTAGCTTTTGAAGGTTGTTCACCTTGATCTGCGTAGCCTTCACCTTATGCTTCTGACCGCAATCAAACTCTTTCTCATACTCGCTAGTCTGTATCTCACCTTCGCAATACAACAATGAGCCTTTGCTTACATAGTCAGCAATAAAGTTATCCACTACGCTGCCAAACATGACGCACTGGTGATAAGTGGTCGTTTTCTTGCCTTTATATTCCTTATTGGTAGCCACTGAAAAGTTAGCAACCGATAGTGAACCCCCGTCTTTCTTCTGTATTTGCTTGATTTCAGGGTCGTTTACACAATTCCCTATAATCATAGCGTTATTTACGCCTTGCATTAGGTTACTCCTTCAAATTTAAATTCATTCACATATTGTTCTATTAACTGCACCGCTTCTGTAACTTCCTCAGTCATAGCCGTAATTAGATCGTCATTCCTGTAAACCCTGCATATAAAGGGCTTCAGCTTGGGGTGATAGGACATAAAATCCCAAAATCCCCTTCCAGTTATCCACATACAACCCTGCACCTGCTGAATGTACTTTGTGGGTATCTCCCCAGATTTATAATATTCCATGTGGATTTGTGGGTTCTTTGGGCATTTTATTTCCAGACCACCTAACATTCCGTCCTGATTAACGTCTATAAGGCCGTCAGGACTGCACCCTGCCTCAAGATTAGGATGTTTACAGAAATCTACCTGTACAACGTCAGTGTCCGTAAGAAGGCTGTAATAAGCCCTAGCTTCGGGTTCGTAAAAAGTCCCCCAATCCAAAGCATCTAATTCATTGGGGTCGATAGCTGTATCAGGGCTGTAGGGTGACGCACTGGTTATAGTCAGTTCAGACTTATGCCATGAATAGGGCTTGCCTGTAAGCACTTCGGCAGCCAAACCCATACAATAGCCATCAAATGACGCACTACGCTTGCCCTTGGTGGTAATCAGCTTTGAATAGTTACTGGCACTGGGTATGCCTAGCCTAGCCTGTATCCATTCCTGAGTACCCTGACCACCACATTCAACGATTCTAAAGGGGTAAGTCATAGCAGCACCCCCTGACCCTTCTTTTCAGGCGGTAGCAATTTGTACTCATACAAGCCCTTGCCCTTATGATCCTTCTCAACCCTATATGACCCAAACCTTTCCTTCTTTAAATGCCTTAATTGGGCGCTTATAGACGCTTCTGGGTCGCCTGTAGCGTTAGCTATCTGTCTGAGGGTTCTAGGTAAGCCGTCCTTCATTACGCTGTAAACACGTTCTAATTGCGGCCCTAAACGTACATCATCTCTCTCAGGCACATAATCGGAGCCGTTGAACATTTCTTTGTATATGCTCATTTGTTTTGCTCCAATTTGACATTTAGTTTATAAATGGCTTCGTCATATTTCTGTGTTGGTAATTTGTCCACACTGTCAATTTGGAACATTTCACAAAATATTCTTTTATTCGCCCCTGCTTCAATCATTAGCTGAGATATTTCTTTAAATTGTTCGTCAGATATAGTTCCAGGTTGTTCGTAGGGGATATCTTTTATATCTTCAGGTCTGGACTCTTGAAATTCGTCAGACTCGTCCTCTGAGTACACATAACCATGCAATCCAACTAATTTAAGGATTACCCTGTCCTTTGCTCGTTTTTCTGCCATAGCGTAGGGATAGGGGATTTTGTTGTTATAAGGCGCGGCTTCCCCAAAACTCCACTCGCTTTTATCTCCTAAATGACCCACGCAATAGAGGGCCACGTTCTTTTGACTAATCTCACTTTCAACAACTACGGGCGTGTCAAAAGTTATCCCTTTATGCGCTGCAACACGTTCAAGGGCTTTATGCAGGATTACCGGTGTGCCGTGACAATCCCAAGTAACACGACTAACTTCTTCACCTATCTCAGTGATTATGTCAGTTACTATCGTAGGTATGTTTTTATTCTTATTCATTCTTCACCCCCTAGAAGCTCCTCACGGCTTTCTAACGGCTTGTTAATTTTTATTTGATCTCGCATTAGTATTGTTATTGCAAACACCTCAACGCCTTCTGTGCGCCTTCTAATAAGCTCCAAAAGGGTAGCGTATTCGGGTTCCTGAGCAACCTGTGGATTTAGAAGTAGATCGATTACCATTTGGCTTTCGTCTACGTCAGTTGAGTAATTGTTAAAACTTAGTGTGCTGTCTTGCTTTGCCATTTTTATTCACCTCTCCTGTTTCGATAATCATCAAGTGCCACAACGTCTAGGTCATCCCCATAGGCATCTGCTTGTGCTTCTTTATAGGCGGTAGACACCATGAAGTCAGTATCTTCGGCCCGTTCTATTAAATATTGCGCGTAGTCTTTACTGGTTTTTGAGTAGTATTTAGCCAGTTCGCTTTGAGGGTTGTTAGCAATCTCAGCTTTTAAGACTTCACAGAACTCGCCCCAATCACCGCCTATCTGACAGACGTTAAACATGAAATCTGGGGATTCTGGGCTATCGGTATGACTGAGGTTGTCTACTACTTCATTGAGAACCCACTGAGGGGCTTGCTTAACTTCACCATCCTCACCATCTGTCCACCATAATTCTCGTGGGTAGTCCTGAATGATTTGGTTAAGCGTTTTGGGTTTTAATTTAGGTGGTGCGGGAAAATCATTATCTGACATTTTTATCTCCTTGCTAAGTAAATTAAAATTGAACTTAATGTATCTGTTTCTGTTTGTCTACCACTTTCTAATATTCTTTAACATTATTTCATTACATAATATTCAAGACATAGTAGTCTTATGATGGTTATGGACACCTTTATCCCTGCCACCTATCAAATACCCTTAATTGTTTATTAATCGATCTATTGCAGAAACTAGTTTATCTCCTGATTGGCCTAGTCAGCCCCCTCAAATGTCCGTCAACTCTGTTTGTTAGTCTAGCCTTACGCTAACTACGCTCCCATCACTCGCGGATCAATTAATAAGTTCCAGGTTTTAAGTCCCCGTAGACATGAGCCTTGTCATTTTTTTGACGGTCAAGACTTTACAAACACCGTAAACGGGCCAAGTTACTTGACACGACATGGAAGATAAGGGGAAAATTCAATCAGGTTGGCTGATATTTTTTCCTTTTATTCCTATATCGGTCGTAAAACGCAGCTTGGTAAACTGCACCCGATAAGCCCATGTAATCAAATCTCACCCCTGATTGCAAGGGTCACTCCTGAGACAGCCCCCTTAATCGGGGGCTTTTCTTTGTTTAAAGTATTCATCTGTTAGTTTTTTGTAAGCATTCTCAGCGGCTCTCCTTTCACCGCGATCTGGAAAGAGATCAACAGTAACATCGTGATCCATCACCGCACCTGCGGCCCATCGCAAACACTTAGCCTGTTTCTCAGTAAACGTAATTGTAATTTTGCTCATATATCACCCCTTACTGTGTTTAAGTACGATTTTAGCGGCTTGTAAACGCTTGTTTTCTTCGTCCGTGTTAAGAACTGACATCATAGAGAGTGCCTTAATCATATTTTTTAAAGCCCAAACTGGTTGATTTCCTGCTATTTTTTTAGCTTCTTCGATTGTCATAGTTCACCCCATTAAGAAAAGAATCACAGTCAAATAATAAAAGCATAGTGTCGCGCCTATGCTACCTGCTACAAATCCCACTATTTTCAAACCTAGCACCCACCAGGGTAACTTTGGTTCGTTAGCCCACCGTAGCTTGTTATGCGGATCGTGCTGATTAAGGTTTTTAAAGTCGTGCATAGTTTTGACCTCAAAAGTTAAGTAAATTATAATGTATTCAGTTATTTAAGGCGTATTTCACCCTTAAACACCCTGCCTATATGACAGGGTGCTAGTTATTTAACAATTCGGGCTATAATTTTTTACGTCTAAGAGACTCGCGCTCTAAATGTTCGTAATGCCATCTCATGTCATGAGGCCAGAAAATTCTAGGCGTATCTTTTAGCGGTCGATCGGTATAACTGCCATCTTCTCGAATTATCCTAAATATAAACCCCTCATAACCATCATTGTTATTGTCTGATACTCCAGAGGGCTTCCTAATTTGAGACTTTAAAACTTCCATACTTGTATGACTCAAGCCGATTAAATCCCTAATCGCTATAGACTTTTCTAATTGCTCCGTTAATTGATCGCGTTTCTGATATTTGTCTTTTAGATTCTCTAACATGATTTAATGCCCCCAACCTAATCCAGTTTGATACATTGGCTCATTATTCCATTTTTTAGCAGATGAAAAGCTATTAATGCGAAAACCATATTGACCGATTCGTTTCAGCATAGATTCCCCAACAATTCTATCGGGATCAGGAACGACTTTAGTAGTTGGGCCGTTATCGTAAACGCATGTTTTTCCTATCTTGACAATCGTAGCAGAAGCCTTTTTGCGCTCAATAACCTTATAAAAATCAACATTAGTTTGATCATATCCCCAACTATCCACATATATATCACCAACGTCACAATCGAAAACGGCTTTTTTCTTAGCTTCTTCGGCTTCCGATTTTCTCTTAGCTTTATAGGCTAATGATTCAGCAACATCATTAAAGAATTTTTTAATGTACTGGTCGCGGTGTTCTTCGGTTCTAAATTGGATGTAATGAGTAGGATTAATCGCGCGGCCCTTGAAAAACTTGGCTTGGCATTTATCCATCAAATAGACTACGCTGCCATTTTCTTCAATTTTGCTTGTATGTATTGGTATGATTCTCTCTTTTGCTCGTTTCATTGTTTGATCTCCTAATTAAGTAAATGAATATTAATAATCTGCTTTAATCCTCTAAAAATCGTTCTGATAGTTCGTTTGCGTCAAGCATGTCTTCAACGTCATCATGTGACATATAGCCAACACACATTTCTGCAAGCTGTTCTGCTGTAATTATACCTTCGTCAATTAACGATAATGCTTTGCTCCGTGGGCATAGTTCATTAGTCAGTTTCATTGTTTCATTCCTCTATTAAGTAAATTTATCAATCTGTTAAATCTGTTTTCCTGCTTTGTGGGATTATACTTACACGTCTAAATATTATAGTCAACGATTGTGGCTGATTATATTAACGGCCAAAAGAAACCATTCTTTAATTACTTCTATATAGATGTATCAATTAACTTATAAAGGTTAGAACCAATTAACAGACTTCAAAAGATTCTCAATTTCTTATTGTTAGGTATCGGCTATGGCTCCTAATTAGACACACATATTCCTTCTTTAACATTTCCTTAACCTGTAATTCTATCCAGTACTGATAATCCTTACAGTATTCTAATATCTGATAACTATATCTGAAGGCCCAATCTAGCGAACGTTCGTTCTATTTCTAGGGGGCTTAAATTATTTGGGGGGGAGGGGGTGACGCTGTGCTGTTATTATTATAGTAGCCCCCCAATCTTGCAAAAGTAGTTTTTGAAAAGGTTGTGAAGCCCTTTAAAAACAGCATATTGTGGTTTCAGGTATTTTTTGTAAGAATATGTGGTATGAAACAGGTTAATGAAGTGATGGACACAGTGATGGAAACAGTAGTAGAAGGCCCTAAGAGACCCCGTGGGCGTCCTAAAAAGCCGAATAGACTAATGACTAGGGAACAATGGAAGGAGGAGTCTAAGAAGGTCTCAGGGCGTCCTACAGGAATGCGTACTGCCATTAAGAAATTGGAAGAGCGTTTATTGTCGGCTAATCGTATTGAAGGGGTAATAGATTCGATTGTTGATGCGGCTTCTGATCCTGAACACAAGAATCAAGCTGCCGCCTGGAAGTTGATTATGGATAGGATGGCTCCGTTAAGTCATTATGATAAGAATAAGGGTGGCGAAAGGCCACAGATACAAATTAATGTTTCGGGTATTAACGATATTAAAACTGAAAAGGTGATTGAAGGTGAGGTATTAGATGAATGAGGAGCCAGAGTTTATTGATAGGATAAACAATCCTGAAAACTATCCGTTCATAAGAAATAAAGATGGTTCTGTTTCTACTCACTTGATGGCTAATTCTGGTGTAGAGATTAAAGGTAAAGAAACGCCTATTGCTTTTCCTATGATTCAAATGATGCCTAATGGAGAGCTTTATAAGTTTAAAAATGGTGATTCAGCATTAAAGGCTGCATTACGTCTTGGTAATTACAAGTCTTTTAAAACTAACAAAGAAGCTGAAAACTATGCAAAAGGCGGGTATAAGACAAAAAAATTCAATGAATTTGGTGAAAAAATGAGTAGAAGACAATGAGTCAACGGCTATTAGACCTGCTGATTAAACACGAAGGTTTTAAATCCCATGCGTATAAAGATACTGGCGGTGTCCTGCATATTGGCATTGGCAGGAACATTGATGAAGGTGGTATGGGTATTTCCCAGGGGGAAGCCTATCATTTGTTACGCAATGATGTGGTTAGGGTGCAGGATGAGTTGACCGAAGCCTTTGATTTCTATAAGAATTTAGACCCTGTACGCCAAGATGCCTTATGTAACCTGTGTTTTAATCTCGGTCTTCCCCGTCTGATGAAGTTTAAACTGGCCTTGGGTCATCTACAAAATGGGAACTTTGGTGAAAGTGCCGATGAGTTCTTGGACAGTTTATGGGCTACGCAGGTGGGTCAAAGGGCTGTTGAGGTGGCTGATATGATTAGGACGGGGGACTATCCGCAATGAGAGGCGTTAAACATTACAAGAAGGATGGGACGATCCATACGGCGGGAACACACAAGATGCCTAATGGGGAACTGCATTCGGGGGCTAAACATACTAAGTCTAGCGTGAAGCTCTTTCATTACGGGGCGTTATCTAAAACGGCTAAAGAAAAAGCCAGAACTTATTGGGGGTAAATATGTACGGAACAGGATCATACGGAACTACTCGTGGTAGACCAAAGAAAAAAAAGAAAAAAGCTAAAAAACCAAAGAAAAATTAATGGCTAGAAAGTTTGCTAAAGTCAAAAAGACCAAGCGGGGTACGCCTGTTAAGTACGTCCGTGGCTCTAAAAACAAGAAAAAGACTGAAGATGAGATTAAATCTACCGCTAAGAAGTACAAGGCGGGGACTTTAACCAAAGCTGAAATGGATAAGATTGTTAAGAAGAGGGTAGCCAGTGGCAAGAAACGCCGCAAAAAAAGGAAGTAGTTCTGAGACTGCTTTGAAAAACCTGTCCAAAAAGCACAATGTCCCCCTAGGCATATTGCGTCAGGTTATGAAGCGTGGTCAGGGTGCTTACTTCTCCTCGGGGTCACGCCCTGGTCAAACTCCTACCTCATGGGGGGTTGCTAGGGCGAGGTCTTTTGCTTCCGGTTCCGGTGGTGCGCGTAAAGCTGATAACGATTTATGGAAAAAGGTAAAGGCAAGAAGGGCGAAAGCCTAGATAAAGATCAGCTTGAAAAAGCTATTAAACGCTATGTGGATAGTGGTAAGGCGGTTGCCAAAAAGAAAACTGTCAAAATCATTAAGAACAAACATTCCTACGACATTAAAAAATGAACCTAGACATTAATCTACTGGATTGGCAGCAGGAAGTC